GGTGTCCTTCTTCAGGTTGTCGCGCTCGGTGCGGAGGTTGTCTCGCTCCTCCTTGATGCTGTCGAAGTCCGCGCTGTGTCTCGCACAGATTTCTTCGGCTGCCGCGTCCAAATCATCTACCGGCATATTATGACTGGACAGAATGGATTTGACCATTTTCACAGAAAATGCCATGACATTTTACTCCTTTGTCTCGGTCGGCAGTGTCTCGCCGATTCGTAAATTTATAATAAGCCGCAGTGTCTCGCGGTTATTACCGTGGTCTGAGTGGCGGGATTTGAACCCACAGCCTCATGCTCCCAAGGCACGTGCTCTGCCATTGCGCTACACCCAGATATTGGCGCAGGGTGCGGGAATCGAACCCACTCGAACGGCGTCAAAGGCCGTTGTACTACCGATATACGAACCCTGTATATGTCAGCCGGAAGCGTTTTTTATGCCTCCGGCTTTTTCAAGCGCGGCGTAGGGAGCTGGTTGCTGGTAGTATCTGGTGTGTCAGTCAGACTTTCCGCCCAGACCGCGTTTCGCGCCTGATTTTCTCCCATGTAAAAAACGTCTGGCGCAACCTACATCAAGACCCTGCGTGGGACGCGGGGCTTCGGTTGCGCGAGACGCTTTCTTGCCGGACTTTCACCAGCGGCACGATATTTCAGCTCAACGCTACGCTACGTAGCGCTCATGCCATGAGCGTGTGAAAGGAAAACAGAAGAATCCCTTGGTGTCCCGTCAGGGATTTGAACCCTGGCCTCCCTGATTAAAAATCAGGCACTCTAGCCATCTGAGTTAACGGAACATAGGACGGCGGTTAAAAACCGCCATTCATACCGCTTTGGAGCTTTCCATGAATGATTTTCTTGTATTCAGCCAGGTGGTCATTCACAGCTTTTTTCAGGAAATGCAATGGAGGCATACCCTTTGTCATGTGGGCTTCAATCCCTTTACTGCGGAGAATTGCAACCACCCTTCGTGCTTCTGCCTCCGTGTAAACTTTGGCACTTCCAACGCGGTCGCCTCTCCCGCTCCCCGGAACGAAAACCCACCAGCCTTTTCTGCCTTTTCCATCTTCGGCAAATTCGCCTGTCCCCTTCTCGTTGTAGATTGCGTACTTAAGGTTCGTGCCGATGTACACGGCATCCTCATCCATTTTGACGGTGTACTCCATGCTGTTTCTCAACGCGCCGGTTACTCTATACCAAGAGTCGGACCGGCGAGGGACTCCAGCCGTGATATTGTTCTGCGCATGGCTACGGCATGTGGTTCCGACTGATTCCAGAGTTGCCTGTTTCGCCTGCTCCATGCGATTGATAAAATTTGCGCTGTGGTCTATAACCGTTACATTTTGCATCGCTGTCACCCACTATGTGCATCCAGCCAATCTTCAAAACTCATCTCACCCATGCCAGGGCTTTTCTTGACGGTATCGCCCTCAAATCCAGATACCCAGTTGAGCAAAGTGCATCGGCAGTTATACACTTCCTGGGGCGGCCCTGATGGATCACCAGGCCATCGGCATCCATTGGGGAATGGCTCGTCCATGTCATGGGGCTTTCGGTAGCCGTGGAGATGTCTGTGGCTGTGGCGCGTCACGCCGTCGAGAATGGCGCTCCATTCATCCATGATTTCAACGCCCAAGCTTGCAGCCCGGTCTGCTGCTTTCATGCGCCCAAAGTTCTCCATGTTCGTAAACATGGTTCGCGCCGTTCGCTTTGCCTGGGTTTCATTCATTTTGGCAACTCCGGCCAGCCGTTTTGCAATGTCGGGCAGGGATTCCCCGGTGAGGATTCCCTGCATCATTGCCGATTGGATGTTCTGTGCATTCCACAGGACATCTGGGTTTGTGCCTCGCAGCTTTTCAAGCTCCCTCGCGCGTTTCCCGCCTGGTTTCGGTGGCGGAAGAAAGCTGTTTTTTCCCGTTTCTGGATTGATTGTCCATTCGTGTTTTATCAGCTCTTCTGCTGTTTCGTGGTTGTAGAGAGTGAAACCAGTATCAATCTTTCCTCCATGCTCTATGAGGTATGTTGCAAAATTCGCATTCGTGGCAAAAACATCAGCCATCTCACCACGCGCCATTTTGGTGGCGATTACATTCGCATTGTGGTAATCCTGGGCGAGAGTGTTCTTCATGTCTTCCCAGCGCTTGCCCATCGCAAGATGCCTAGTTCGCCAGTTTTGATATTCCTCTTTTGTTATCTCTCCATTCTGGAGTCTTTTTTTTTGATTCGCATCCTCCGTGTCGAAGCTCCGCATGTATTCTTTCCATTTTGATTCAGCGGTTTTCATCGCAGCTTCGTACTGCTCTTTGATGCGCTTTTCCAGCTCTTTTATTTTTTTCTCGGTTGCTTCATGTGCAGGGTCCGGAGGCATTACGTATCACCGCCGTCTTTGGCATCATCACTCGCCGTTTCATTCTGCAAGGCCAATCCTCGCTGGATTTCCTCTTCGGCTTTCCTTTTTGCGATTTCCTCAAACTGGTCAATATCTCCATTGATTGCCAGGAGCTTTTTCATGACGTATTCATTGTCAAAATACTGCGCCTGCATTACGATGTTCTGGGTTTCCTCGGACTTGTTGATGAGCTGGTTGCGCTCGTAGGTAGGCTCGTCGTCGATGCCCGCCAGGGCGAGGATGCCCTTGACAAAGCGCGTAACCTGGCGCTCTATCATGTCGGTTTTGAGGTCGAGGGGAATGTAGCTGGCTTTGATTGCTGTGGCGCTCTGGTTGGTGGCGGTCACGGCAGAGGAATTGAAAGCCTGGAAATCGTCATACAGCTTTTTTTCAAGCATGTCGATTGTGGACTGCGTTCCTTCGAATGGTGCCTCGATGGTGGCCGGGGTAGCCTCGGTCATGCCATTCTCGGTGTGGACAACATGGAGCGTTTTTACGCGCCGAATAAACTCGGCATCGTCCAAATCATCCATGCCTCCGGCGTTTTTGAGTACCCAGTATATCAGGTTGCCCTCATCCACGTTGTTGACCATATTGGAGCAGACCAAATCGAGAGCATCAAGGGTATTCATCTTCCCGACAAGAGCACTCTTGTGGAGCTTATTGGCATACAGTGGGACAATGGGAAAGGATGGGTAATTCTCGGCATCAACAGAAAGCTCGCCTTCTGCCTGAGTCATGACGCGCCGGATTTTGTACGGACGCTTTTCACGGAAAATCTCCATCTCGCTTCCATTGCGTTGGATGTACTCCGTGTACCCATCTATTTCAAACAGGGTGTATCGCCATGGTTTATTTTTGTCGAGCTGCCAAAATCTGAGTCCGGCCATGATTTCTCCGGTTTCCTCACTCGGAAAAGCCAGGAACTCTGTGCAGCGGAAAATGTCGATGTGATCTTGATTCCAAAACCCGTAGGAGACGCCGCCGATTCTGGCGTATTCGAGGGCATCCTGTACATCTTCGTCAAAAGTTGAGCCAAGCCGCTCTTTGGTCGAATCGCTCCCAAAGCGTATGCCATTGCCCAGGAGGTAGCTGACCTCCTGGTTAATCACAAGACCGAAAAAGGAAGAAGCAATTTTGTGATTCGCGGTCCACATATCCACGTGTGCACGACCAGCAAAATCATAAATCAGCTTCTCATAGTGGTTGATTGTTGGGTTTTCCCCATTGAAATATAAAAACGCATTTTGCGCCATCAAATAGTCGTCGCTTTGGATATAATCATTCACGGATGCCCTGATAAAGTTCATCCGCTCCTTTTCATCCTCGCCAACAGCCAGAAAATCCTCGTATGTTTTCATGCGCTTCTACTCCTGTCGGTTCACTTCCAGTAGACGGGATTCCGCTCCCGCGTTCCAATGCGGCTGTTGCCAATCTTCTGCCAGAGGTTTTCCGTGGCGTACCGCACGGCGTCGATGTTGTGGTTATTTGCATCAGGGTAGCCGCTGATGATTTCGCCATCCTTCGTGCGCTCATATTCGTAGGAGGAGAACTCGTCCTTGGACTTTGGGCAGCGGCGAGGGTCAATCACAATCGCATTGAGCGATTGCAGCCAGACCATGGAGCGCTCCACGCTACCGGGTCCCTTGATTGCCCCTATGCATTTGAGGCCATATTTATTGTAATCGGCAACGGACTTTTCCTCTGCGCTGTCGGCGGTTATCAGCTCCCGCTTCGTCAGGCCACGGTCGAGGAGCAACTTTGCCGTTTTCTCGTTGTCCATTTTGTTTGCGGTCAGCTCCCCGAAAATATACAGGGTGCGCTGCGCCGCATTGTAGTAGACCTCGTTGTATGCCCAGGGGTCCGGGTACCAGCCCCAGTCCACGCCGCGAAGGACTCTGTCAAAGTGACTGATTTCATCATCGGTGATTTCCCGAATGACGATGTTTTCAAATACATCTGAGCCGGTTCCGACCGGGATGCCTAGGTATTCATGTTGGTAGGCTTTCTCGTTGATGGATTTCAGGTACTCGGCATCAGCGATAAATTGCTCACCGAGCCATTCAGCCGGTGCTTCCAGGTATGTTGATTTGTGGCAAAGGCGGTCAGGCCGCAGTTCCTCGCTGTCGAGATTCGCCCAGTTGTCGCGGCTGATTGGTGGGTTGTAGGACTCAAAATTCCAGAATTTGCTCCCGCCGCGCATGGTGGATTGGAGGATGGTGCGGATTTCGGCGCGACCGGCAAACTGGTCTTTTTCTTCAAAGTGTGTTACTCCGATGTAGCCAAAGGGGACTTTGATGGATTTGATTTTCATGGGGTCGTCTGCCCCACGAAACATAATCTTCTGCCCCGTCGGCTTGTACACCAGCTCCATCGGCGTCCTTTTTGCTGACCAATGCGACGCCATTCCAAGCTCTCCGATTGCCCACATATATTGCGCAAAAACGCTGTCTCGCAGGGTATTTCCAACCTTGCGCAAAACCAGCGCGTGTACATTCGGATTCAAAACAATGAGCAGCGGCACAAGCAGAGAAACAGCAGAGGACTTCAAAGAGCCTCTGCCGCCGCTTAAATCGTAGTATGTATGTTTATGTTCAAAAACGTCTCTGGCAAGAGCATGGTACGCTGGGCCGAGGACGCTCGATAATTTGACCTCAGACATCAATAATCACCTTGACCGAATTATCGTCCTTTTCGCCCTCATCCACAAAGCCATCCATGAGGTCTTTCAGGGCTGCCGTCATGTCCCGGAATCGGTATTCACGGGAGGACTCTTTTCGCTTGATGTTGTCCTTTTGCTTTTTGTCCACTGTTTGGCTGCTATTCGTTTGCCGCGACAGCGTCCCAAGCAAATCCTCCGGCATTTCATCAATTTCCCTTTCAAGACGTGCCAGGAGCTTCTTTCGGATGCGCTCCGCCGTGATTGCGTTCTCGCTGGCAAGGGAAGCTTTCTTTTGTACCGCTTTCGATACGATTGCATTTTTGGTCTTTTCACGCTCTTTTAACCAGTTCTCCGAGCAAGCTCTATCGCGGAGCGTCGAGAAAGGGACTCCGTATTTTTCTGCGAGCTTTCTCTGTCCAATCGTGCCGGAAATGTACTCGATTTTGATGGCGTTCCAATCCGGCCTATCAGGCATTGGTAATCACATCCTCAATCTGGGCGGTACAAGAGGCGATTTTGCAGCCGTTTGAGCCGTTTGCTGTAATCCTTTTTCAGCTTCTCGCTTTCGGTCTTTCGGATTGCCTGTGTGAGCCGCTTGCACTCCATCACGGTCTTTTCCCGTGTCATTGTTGCCTCTTCAAACATTTTTATTTTTCCTCCCGATAAAAAAATCAGGAATCTTCCTCGGTGCTGCGGTTGAGGAGAACGGCCTTCTGACCGGTGAGGGTTTCCCAGCGGTTCACGATTACATCTACGTATCTGGGGTCCAGCTCCATCACGAAGGCGTCTCTGCCATTCTGTTCGCAGCAAATGAGGGTTGTGCCGCTGCCGCCGAAAAGGTCAAGAACTGCATCGCCATTCCTGGTGCTGTTTCGGATTTGGTAATCGAACAGCGGGACGGGCTTCATGGTTGGATGCAGCTCGGACTTCTTTGGTCGGTC